TTAACTGAAGAAGCCGTAGAGGATAACCTTTACGACAAAATCAGCACAAGATACACAAAAGCGTTAGCACGTTCTATGGCTAACACTAAGCAAATTAAGGCTGCTAACGTTCTTAACAGAGCGTTTAACAGTTCTTTCCTTGGTGGTGATGATAAGGAGCTTTGTGCTACTGATCACCCAACACTTAGTGGAACTCAGAAAAACGAACTATCGACTGCAGCTGACTTAAACGAAACTTCGCTTGAGCAGATGCTAATTGATATCGCTGATATGAAGGACGAAAGAGGAATGAAAATTGCTCTTCAAGGAGTGAAAATGATCATTCCTGTAAACCTTCAATTCACTGCTGAAAGGTTAATGAAATCTGCAGGTAGAACAGGAACTGCTGATAATGACTTAAACGCAGTCAGAAACATGGGAATGGTACCACAAGGTTATGTGGTAAACAACTTCCTAACTGATACTGACGCGTTCTTCATTAAAACAGACGCACCTAACGGACTTAAACACTTCGTTAGATCTCCTATCAGAACTGCGATGGAAGGCGACTTCGACACTGGAAACGTAAGATACAAAGCTAGAGAGAGATACTCTTTTGGGTTCTCTGACTGGAGAGGTATCTTCGGATCACCAGGAGCGTAAATTAACAAAGGAGGGGGATTACCCCCTCCTACCTAGTATTAATTAGTTATACAGACTTGCTAGGGAGACGATATAGAGACTGTGTAACAAAAGGTCTATATGACCAAGGAGATTAAAAATGGCTAATACAACTTTTACAGGTCCTATTAGATCTGAAAGCACAGTTAAAACTGTAAGCAAAAATACTTCTACTGGAGCAATTACCGAGGTAGCAACATTTGGTGATGGACCAGTAAGTCTTTCTGATGGAGATGTATCGTTACTCCAGGCAACTCAAACTTTTACATTGGTGGATTAACTTTTCATGACCAAGATGGTAATGCAATAAGTTCTGTATTTTCTGATGGTAACTCAAACAGTAGTATTCAAGTAAATGTACCACAAGCATTTGACATTACTATTGTTGGAAAAGACACAACTAATTATCAAATTTTTGGTAGTGTAACATCAACAACTGTACCAGCGTTTGCTGATCAGTAAACTAACAATGTGGGGCTACGGCCCCACAGTTCTTGATTAAGGAGGGAACATGGCAGACACAGTAACAGGACCAACAATACTACAACAAAACGACAAACAAGTTGTTATCAAAATTGTAGTTCAATCAGACGGAACAGGCAGCACAACAGTATTTGGCGATGTTTCAGCATTAGATGCTAGAAACGATGGCACAGCTGTAGCACATTTAGGATTACAAAGAATCTGGTATTCATGTCAAGGTGGCGATGGAGGTGACTCTTTTGCTCGTTTGGACGAAGAAGATTCTGATGGAGATATTCCTATATTGGCACTAACAGGTGCAGCGTATTGGGACTTTAGAGAGTTTGGTGGCATACCAGCAGATCAATCATCTAACAGTAACCAAAGCGATGTAAACTTTGTAGTTCCAGGTGCAGCTGACTCTGGTAACGTTTACACAGTCGTAGCACAATTTCAAAAAATATATTAGAGGTTTAGATGGCTTATTCAGGCACACAAACCTTTAATCTTTCGATTGAAGAGATAATAGAAGAGGCATACGAAAGATGTCAACTCGAGACTCGTAGTGGTTATGATTTAAAAACTGCTAGACGATCTATGAATTTGATGTTGGCAGAATGGGCAAACCGTGGATTAAATCTATGGACCATTACATATGCCACTCAAACTTTAACAGCTGGCACAAATCATTATGCTATTGACCAAAAGGTAGTAGACATAGTAGATGCTGTTGTGACAACCACAGCAGGTGCAACTTCTAATCTAGAAGGTGACAGTGATACGACAGATGTAGCTGTTAACAGAATATCTAGAACAGAGTACATGAATTTAAGTAAGAAAGAGAATTCATCTTCTGGTGACGCAAGACCTACACAGTTTGCTTTAGTGCCTGGCACAGTTACTACTGGTGGATCTTCTTCTAGTGGTAGACCAGAAAATGATATGACTTTGTTTTTGTACCCAAGCCCAGATAAAGCATACATATTTAAATATTTTTACATTGCAAGAATAGAAGATGCAGGCGCATATACTAACAATGCAGATGTACCTTTTTATTTTCTTCCTTGTTTGACTGCCGGATTGGCATACTATATAAGTTTAAAAAGGGCGCCAATGTTAAGTGCAAACTTAAAAGCGGTGTATGACGAAGAATTTAAACGTGCTGCGGAAAACGATAGAGAAAGAGTTTCTTTTAGAGTTGAACCAGCAAGGGCGTACACACCATAGGAGGTAATATGCCAATATGTGAAAAATGTAATCATGAGTGTCATTGTAGCAACGGCGGATCTTGCTGCGGTGGACAATGTCAATGTCATGATTGTAATTGTAAAAAGGAGGAAAAATGAGTAACCCACATTACAGTAAAACAGCTAATTCTAGAGAAGCATCTTCTAAAAAGATAGGTTCTTATGGAAGAGGCCAAAATGAAATACCTAGTGCTGTTGAAGCTGGTGCTATAACTACAAAAGGAATTGCACCTGCAAAAGGAAAAGCACAAGATATTACACCTGAAGGAGTAAAAGCACAAGCCACTTCTGGCAAAGATCAGAATCAAGACGGTAAAGTGTCTGGAACAAAATTAGGTATGGGTGCTGCTACAAAAGGTGGCAAGTACACTTGGAGCTAATAAATGGCTTACGCAACAGGTAAATACGCAAAATTTATTTCTGACCGTAGTGGCATGGAATATCCATACAGCGAAATGGTTGTGGAATGGAACGGCGCACGTGTACATACAAGTGAGTTTGAACCTAAAACACCACAGGACAGACCAAACAAGCACATGCCTGATGCAATATCTTTACAGTACCCAAGACCAGCAAGAGAAGAAAATGCAACAGAAAGATTGTTACCTTTAAATCCTTTTAGATTTACAGCATCTAGCACAACAGTGTCAGTATTTGAGCCAGGTCACAAAAGATCTACAGGTGATACAGTTAGATTTAGAACTGTGTCAGGTGATTTATTTGGCGCTTCTCTTTCTGAAATAGAAGTGTCGTCAGGATTTAGTATAACAAAAACAGATGATGATATTTATACTTTTACAGTGACAACTGCGCCATCCACAACTGGTAGTGGTGGTGGAGGACAAGCATCTTCTGGTCCAACAACATTGAGTAACTAATGACTACATACGCAGAACTGACACAACAAATATTAGATTACACAGAAACTAGCACTGATGTATTAACATCTACAATTACAAACGATTTTATTGAACATACAGAAAATAGAATATTGAAAGAAGCAGATCTTGATGTGTTTAAATCACATCAATCAGTTACACTTGTAACAAGTAATCCTTTTTTATCTTTACCTGGTGGCACATCACCTGACCCTACATCTTTAGCTACAATAAGAACAGTACATATATTTCCTGCATCAGGAACACCTACAAGAGAATTTATAGAACATCGTGACCTTAGTTACATGAATGAATATTGGCCTGACAGAACAGCGACAGGCACGCCAAGATACTGGTCATGGTGGGATCACAACACAATTTATCTTGCTCCAACGCCGGATTCAGCGTATAACGTGGAATTAGGAATAACTAGATTACCAACAAGACTGTCTAGTTCCAACACAACTTCGTGGTTAGGCGACAATGCTCCAATGGCATTGTTATATGGAAGTCTTGCAGAAGCCTTCAAATTCTTGAAGGGACCAGCTGAAATGCTGCAACTATACGAACAATCTTATCAACGTGCTGTGCAAGAGTTAATTGTGGAACAGACTGGAAGACACAGACGAGATGAGTACTTGCATGGAGAATTAAAGTTTCCTATGCAGTCTGTTAAAACAAATACTAGAGGAGAATAAACATGGCTATAACACAAGCTGTATGCACAAGTTTTAAACAAGAATTACTTGTTGAAGGACAT